AATCGTTTAAAATTAGCTATAACTTGATCAAATAACTCCATTGCTTTATCTTCACCACAATATTTTGATAAGTGACCTCCAATTGAGGTATGATAAGTTAATTTACCATCACTCCAACCACCTGCTCCCAAAAAACCTGTCATTACTTCTTCAGGTTTACGTTCATGGGGTGATTTTCCCATATCAATTATAGTGATTTTATCACCAGGATACCCATTATCTACTAATTTGGTTGCAGCATTAACACCTGCTACACCTGCTCCTACAATTACTATTTTATCCATTTGTAAATTTTAATACGTTAATATAATAAAAAAAGTGACCTAATCCAAAGATTAGGCCACAGCTCTAAAAAAAATTATTTAAATTCGACTGGCTAATGAATCAGTCTATATTTTATTTTATCCAGCTATACTAGATATAAATGCTTTTACTTCACCTCCTTTAACAGCAGTTAAAGCAGCTTCTAATGTAGTCAAAGATAAGTTTTTAGCTTGAAGTGCTTTTACAGCAGTTGCTCCTGAAATTACTAAGAATGTAGCTACTATAACATGAAATATAGCACTTGATATTTTATCAGCTTTAGCTTTATCTTTAATAAATTTACTTACTATTCCTTTAATTGGAGCCATGTATAAATGATGTAAATCATCTGCTATACCTCCTAATTTTACCATCCATTTTTGGTATTCACTTTCATCTGTTGGCTTTTTACCTAAAACTTTTCTTACAGTATTACCTGCGGCTTTACCAAACTTAGCAACTAATCCCATTATAGCAGGAAGAGCAAGAGCAATACCTGCTACTGTTAAAAGACCTTCATTTTGAGTTTTAGATTTTTTTTCTAATTCATCATCTAATGCTTTTAAAACACTACTCATTTCGTCTTTTAAATCATTTACTACTGCTTCTTCTTTAGCATCTTCTTCTTCACTTAAGATATTAACAATTTCTTCCTTAATAAGTTGTTTAAGTTTTAATTGTTTCATTTTTTATATATTTTTAATCTTAATTTATTATCTCCTTTTATAACACGATGAAAATGGTGTCTTGGTATAAATATAGGATCATTTAATGAAGTTGGCAATTCATTATCAAGTTGTATCTTCCAATTTGTTTCTCCAAGGATTTCTAAAGTTCGATCTTCATCATCACGATGCCATAACAATTCTATTGGATCTATATTTTCAGAAAATTCACGAATAATATAGGAATCTGTAACTTTTATATCAGTGTAAGGTTTCAAGACTTCTTTTTATATTGTGCTTTTTTAGTATTTTTTACAAACTGTTTACCTTTTTTACCTCCTCTAACTTTTTTAGCTACAGTTGATTTTCTTTCAGCTTTAGTTAAAGATTGTGCTTTAGCTTTAGGTAAACAACGAGTTGCAGCTTTACCTTTTTTCATTGTACCACAAGCTCCTGTTATATTACCTGAGGTATTGATACGTACCCATTTTTCTTTTTTAAACCAATCACGTAAAGATTCTTTAATTACATTACGTATTTGTTCTTCTTTTAAACCTTTCCAAATAGATCCTTTTCTACATCTAACTACAGCACCTGATTTATAAGCAGAAGGTTTATCAAATTTACGATCAGCAATACGTAAACATCTGTCTCTCTTACTCTTTTTTTCAGTAAGAACTTCTTTAATTATTTTTTCTAATCTACCCATTACCAAAACCCACTAAAGGATGATTTTAAACCTAACAATTTAGCATAGCGAGGTAGTCTACAAGACCAATATCCTGCTTTTGTTCTATCTTTCTTTTGTGCACATTTATGTCTAGCGGCAAATGCTCGTCTTGCTTTAGGATTATTAATTTTTGCTTTTAATCCACCAGAACCAAATGAAATTTTTTTTACTTTTTTAGTTTTAGGATCTCTAACATAAACATAATATGCTTTAGAACCACCACGTTTTGGTTTTCCTATGGGTGGGTCCTTTTTCTTTTTCTTTTTAGCTTCTTGAAGAGAAAAATTTGATACTGATTTATACCACTTTATTAGCTCACCATAAGTCATATCTAATGCTGGGTATTGGGGATTACTTTCAAGTTTAGCCAATTCTTTAGGATATTTTTTTAACATTTTTCTAATAGCTTCTAATCTATATAAACCTTCTCCATCTCCATCCCATGTTCTTCTATCTATACCATAACTATAAGGCCCAGTGTATATGTTATCATCATCTTCCCAATCATCTTCTTCTTCCCAATCATCTTCCCAATCCAAATCTTCTGATTCATTCATAGATTTTCTATTTAAAAACTGTTGGAATCTTCTATTAACTTCTTGATCTATAGATTTTTTTGTCCAACCTTTACCTGGAGAATTTTGGGCTATTTTTTCTACTTCTTTTCGAATTTTGTCTAAATCTTCTGATTCATTAACTGATCTATCGATTACATACTCTTTATCCAATAAGTCGTCAGAGCTTGTATGCAAATGACGCTGGAGGTTTTCTTGGGCTTGGATATAAAGTTTATTTTGGGCTTTATTAATTCCTAAAGCCTCTACATGCCATTTATCACCATGTTTCATTTTGACATACTTTTCAGCAGCTGCGTAATCTTCTTTGGTTGGTTTAGTATCAACAGCTTGACCAAATATTCTTTGAGCTTCTTTATATTCCCTGTCAATAATACGTTTCCAATCAATTTTTTCAATCCCCCAATCTAAATCTTCTGATTCATTCATTAATCCTTTAGAAAACATTATAAAAGGATAATAAGCTCTATCATCATCATAATCTCTTTCATACTCAAAATTAGAAAGATCAGCATTTACTTTAAATCCTTTACTTTCAATAAAATCAACCATGTCATCAAACTCTTCATAAATATCTCCTTTGATTAATATAGATAATTTTTGATCACCAATTAATGAAGTTCTTACATTAAATTCTTTTTCAAATTCATTTTGTAATGTTTTTGGATCTACATTTTCATTTAACATAGGTAAATCTAAAGGTACTTTTTCACCTTCATACATTCCATAATTACCTAAGTCAGTTTCTGATAGAATTTCTTTATCATCTTCATTTACATGAATAATTTCACGTAAATATAAATAACGTGCTTCTTGCCATAAATTAAGGAAAGATTCGGAACCATAACGAAATGTGTTTTCGGTTAGTGGGAGTTTATTTTGCACATGATATTGCAGATTTTCCGATAATATCATTTTAGGGGCTTTGCTTTCATTTAATAAGATACCTTCATTACCTACATTATCACAAGTATTGCAACCACAATTGCAATCTTTCTTTTTAGGTTGAGTAGATAATGCTTCTTTTATTAAATTTGTTAAACGTGACATATTAATAAATATTATTTAAATATTAAATTTTTCTTTCCAAACAGGATTAATTATCCAATTATTATCTTCCATAATATAACAAGCAGAATTTCCTCCTTTACCATATCCTCTAAGATGTAAACCTATATCAGCATCTAACTCATTAATAGGTTTTAAGTTATTTATAAAATTTTCAATACTATTAGGAACTTCTCCTTTAAAATAACAATTAGCTGTAGCTTCAGAGTCTTTACCAAATTTATTTGCGCCTGAGTATGCTTCATATTCTTGTTCAGGGGTTAATTCATAATTTGAGTTATAGGGTTTGGTTTTAATAAACCAATGCATATAAGGACTTCTTGTTCCTATTTTATTATCTTGTAATTTTTGATAAAAATCAAGAATTATTTTTTTGCTATCTTCTAACCCTAATATTTGTTCAAATCTTGCAGGTAACATCCAGTTTTCTACAAAAGTAGCATTAGCAGCCTTTAAACTAATTTTTAAATCACCCCCATAAGGACTAATAGGTTTATTTAGTTTAACAAATACATCTGTTTTTGGATTACCTTTACCTTTAAATGTTGGGGCCCCAAGTCTTTCTATTTCATATTGTTTTTTGTCATAACTAAACTCATAATTTTTTCCAGATGTGTCAAATAAAAGTTTTACTATATCTTTTTCTTGTCCATGTCCTGCTTTAAAATTATTAAAAACATTTTCTTTAGTTTTACTATCTGGGTTAACATCTATAAATTCTATTTGTTTTCCTGATGGTTTTAAGATGTCTGTTAATCTAATTAAATATTCTTTATCTTTATAATTTATGCGTGTATAATATGAGGATCCCTTTTTAGTTAAATTAGATTCTTTATTATCTATAATTTTAAATTTTTCACCTTTACCTAAATTGTCTACTATTTCAAAAGATTTAGGGTCAAATATAGGTGCATCCCTTTCAGTTTCAAAATCCATAGTATCAGAGCTATCATTTAACTCTATATATTTATAAAAAGCACCTGTTGGTTGACTATAATTTGTAGTTCTACCCCCTAAATTAGCTTCTTTTAAAGAAATAAATATTCCTCTTTCTTTTAATAAACTTTCTAACATTAAAATATCCTGTTCATTTTCTATGTCAGGATATCCCTTAGGAAATTTGTATGCTATACCATGTAAAAATTTATCTAAAACGTCCATTATGTTTCTGGTTCTTCAATTGGTGTTTCTTCTGTTGTAGGTTCTTCAGGTGGTGCTTCAGCACCTGCTTCAGGTTCAAATCCTTCTCCATCTTCTTCTCCTTCTTCAGTTTTAACTCCATATCTTAATATACGAGCTATTGACTCAGCAGCACGTTGTTCTTCTGGTAGATTTAATAAATAATATTTTTTGCCTTCAACTTGGGCAATAAAACTTCTTTTGCCATAAATTAAATAAAATAGTTGATCATTTTTTAAATTAATTCGAAAAGTAGAAGGACGTGGTGCAACCCAATCAATTGAAGCTACAAAACTATCATACTCAGGAGTTAAAAGATCTACAATAATAGCTTTTAATTCAGGAAATTTGGTTAATTCATCATATTGAACAGCTTCCTCAGGTGTAATAGTTCGATTAGAATATACCTGTTTAATTAAAATTTTTAATTTACTTTGTAGTGCTTCTCTAGTCATTATCTAAGTTTAGAAAATATAGTTTCTGCTAATTTTTTTGATGGAGATACTAGTCTTCCATATGCTGATTGATCAGCAGATATTTTTAATGCACTATCTCCTGTAATAGCAGCTGATAAATAATCAATACTTTTATCTAATTCTTCAACATCTGCTTCAGTATCATCTTGACTTTTATCTACTTTTTCAGTAGCTTTAAGTATATCAAATAAAATAGGTTGTAATTTTTCTATAGATTTTACTGTTTCAGGGTTTTCACTTAATTTTTTTACAACAGTTTCAACTACTTTTTTTTTGTTTTTTGCAGATAAATGACCCATAGATGGTTTAAGTTTTTCATTAATTACTCCTTCCTCACTTGCAACGTCTACCATTGCATCAATTTGAGGTTCTTTCATTTCAAAATCAAGATAGTGTTTTGCAGAAACTAACATACTTTTTGACTTAGTAATTTTTGTTTGCCACCAATGTGGAAAATCTACTTCACCATCCATTTCATCAAATTTATCAACCATTTTATAAAGCTCCATAGCATATTTTCCAATACGATATAAATCAGATTTTAACATTCCTGGTTCATCATCTGTATGGCCTATGTCAAGATCTTCATCTAATCCTTTAGCTTTTTTAAATCTTTCATAATCTGCTTGTCTTTTAGCATCTTCTTCTTTTCTTCTCTTTTCTAATGCCTTTCGATTTGCTCCAAAAGAATCTCCTAAATCTTTCATTAGTTGTCTCTCTTCATCACTCATCTTATCTTCTTCAGATATAGGTTCATCAGAAATTTCTTCAGATGGTGTTTCAAGTTCTTTTTGCATTGATTTTTCAATAGCAGCTCCTCTTTTCTTTTCATAATCAGAAAGCTTACCATCTTTATTTAAATCAGCTTTTTTAGGATTTTTTAAGGCATCTTTAACCATTTCTTTAAGTCTAATTAACATTGGACCAGCTGGTGTGTTTCCAATTTCTCCATCTACTCCATATCCACAAGTCCCTTCTTCGATTTCTTTTTCCATAGGTTTTTCTTCTGCTTGTTTTTTAACTTGTTTAACAGCTTTAGCGTATGCTACTTTTTCGGCTTCAGAGCCATATCTTTTAACCAATTTGTCTCTCCGAGTTCCAACTATAGACAAAAAATTGTCATATATCTTTTTAGATTCCTCAGGAGAGAACGCTTCGGTTAGTTTCATTTATTAAGCTTTATCTTCAGCAGTTGATGTTCTTTTAAAATCAGCTGCTAGTTTTTTAATTTCATTAGCTGCTCTACGTGCACGCGTACGAGCTACTTTTGTTGTTTTTTCGTTTTCAGTTTCTAAAGTAACTAATTGTTCTTTAACTGCTTCAATAATTTCATTTAAGTTCATAGTTTTTATTTTTTATAGATTTTATTATTTATTCTTCTCCTCCAATGTATTCACCTACAAAGAATTTTAAGGTGTTTCCTATTTGAGTAGTAAGTTTTTCATTATCCATTGCTTTGGATACTTTTAAAGCTGAAATTAAATGATCCATTAGATCACCTTCATCACCTTCCATATCAGCAGCAATATCTTCAATTCCACCTCCAGTTTCAGTTTCTTCTTCTGCTTCAACTTCAACCTCTTCTTCAGGTGCTTCTTCAGGTGCTTCTTCTTCTTTTTCTTCTTCTTCTTCTTCTTCCTTAGCTTCTTCTAAAGATTCTTCCTCACTTAATTCGTTAATAATCATTTCACGAATTTTTGATTTAAGGTCTTCTTTTTCATCTTTCATACCATCAAGATAACCTTCTTCTTCAGCATCAGTACGGGCATCTTCTTTTAAAATATAATCACCATGTCTATGTTTTTCAACAGATGACATTTTTTTAAGAACACCCATTAAATCTTTTTTTTCTGCTCCTAATTTTTTAGCAGCAGCTACTAATGGTTTTAAACCAGCAGCTCCACCTTCTTTTTTAAGTACAGATTTAATAGTTTTTTCTAATTTGCTTTTATCAAATTTTTCTTTTTTTTCTTTTGCTTCTTTTAAAAAAGGATTTGAATTTTCAATGGTTTTATTATCCGTTAGAAATTTCTTTAAATTAAAGTTATCTTTCATTTTAAAATATTTTGTTATAAATATATAAAGCTAATACATACTACAGGAAAGTAATATTATTTTTTTAAATTTTTAAAGTATTCTATACCTTCTTCCATTGCTGCTTTAGCACGTTTTTTATCAATTCCACCTACCCATTTTTGGATATCACCAGCTTCAGTAACATAATTATTATTACTTTCAGAAAGCATATCTTTCATAAAGTTTTTATATTCTTCAATATTAATATCTATTTCTTTATTAAATGTAGTTTTAATATATTCTTCCCATTTACCTTCAGTTTTTAATTTAGTTTCAGTAACAGCTCTACAATTAACACATTCTCCATAAGCTTTATAATAATAAGGATCTAACTGCCCATCCATGTTTTCTTTACATTTAGGACAAAATATAGGAACAGCTACTTTTTTAAATTTATCTAATTTAGTAACATTTTCTTTTATACCATCACGTATAGTCCATTTTTTTCCATTTTCTTCCCAAATATCACCTTCTTTATAGGAAATTGATTCTTCACCATTATAACCTATACCAGTAGTTATTTTTTTATCTGTTTTACCTTTTATAAGGTTTCGAAGACGTTCTACATCTCGTTTTTGAAATTGTTTTTTTAAAACTGAATCTGACATTATAATCCTAATTGTTTTAGTTGTTTAATTGAATCATCTGCTGATATGTATAAAATACCTGTTCCACCATTAGCATTCCAAGTGTCAATTGTACTTGCTTTATCGTCTATAAGTATATCTGTTTTAGTAAGAGACTGTTTTACTTGGTGTTTTTGTTTTGCAGGTTTAAAATTTACTTTTGGTGTATCAGGAAATAAATCAGAATGGATTTTACGTAACCATATCATTTTTCCTAATCTAGATTGTTTTTTAATAGAAGGAGCAGTTAACATTTCATAGTCGTATTGTGAAACATAATCTATTAACTTTTTAGCTCCAGACATTACAGGTATACCTGCCCAAAATTTTACTTTATTTTCTTCATCTATAAAGTCCCAAAATTTATTCATACCATATTTATCTCTATATTCATCTGGGGTTAGACCTGATAGGTCAATAAATCTTTGATCAAAATCAGCTATTACACCATCCATATCTAAATAGATAGTATACGCAGATACATCGTTTTCTTTAATTAGTTTATATAAATCAAATAAATTTGCCATAATTAAAATTGAGGTAAACTTAATGCCTTTCTTCTGCTTCTCCACAGATCTAGAATTTTTTCTTTTTCTTCAGGGGTGATTTCTTGGGCATCTAAATAAGTATTTATTACATCTCCAAAAGATCTTTTTTCTTTTTTAGCTCTAAAATACATTCCTTGTAAATTAGCATCTACTTCTTTTGGTAATTGAAAATATTCAGCTTGAGGTATAAGTTTAGCTTTAACTAAAGCTCTTATAAGAGAATCATCTTCAAATTTTTCTTTTTTTGTTTTTGAATCTCCTGATTGTGTAATATGTTCAATTTCATGTCTTACAACATCTTTAAGATTCATAGATATTTCTTCCCAAAATTCAGGTAACATTTTAGGATCAATTTCAAAAGTTACTTCTAAATATCCTGGGAGTTTTTCTTTGGTTTTAGGATTAATTCGAGCTTCATCAGAACCACCATCTACTTTAAGTTGTTTTGATCCAGGTGTGAATTGTATTTGAGCTTTTACATCAATACCTCTTGGAGGGAAATCATAAGTATCTTCATATGTTGATAATTTATCTCCTTCTTCATAATCTTCTTTCCAATTTGAAAATATATCTCTTGAAATTTGATTTGATAAAGTATCATAACGGCCTTCTTTTAATTGAGGAGTATTATCATGATTACATTTATGACACATATATAAATCATCTCCACCATCTTTTATTTTCCATTCCCATCCACAATTATCACATTTAATTTTATCTCCAATAATTATTTCTTCTAAACTAGCTAATTCTCTAGCATATTGGTTTAAACCAAAAGGATCTTTACCTAAATTTTTATTAAAACCGTGTTTATGTTTATATGGTTTTTCTTTTTCATTTAAACTAGTAACTTCTTCTCCATCAATACCATCTGTATAATTTCTAAAAAGCATATTACCTTTTGTGTATGCTTCTCTTTCTATATCATTTAAATAATCATCTTCCATTGTATTAGTAGTACTAATATCTTTTAATCTACCTTCTAAATTTTGAATATGATGAATCATTTCATGAGCATATGATCTTACTACATCTTTAGGATGTCTACCTTTAGTATATAATACTATTATCATATTATTAGGATCATAATATGCAGTTTTACCTAAAAAATCTTTAGCATTTTCTTCATCATTATGTTTAAATATTATTTTAGGTAAGGGTTTAATATTCATACCCTTTTTTAACATATGTTTAGTTAAATCTTTAACTTGTTGTTTATAATCTATATAATTAGAATATGTAGTATTTTCATTTAAAGGTTTGTATGCTGAACCAAAAGGAGATGATTTACCTTTATGTTTAGCTTGTGCTTTTGGATCAATATTTTCTTTTTCTAGTTCAGGGTGGAATTTCATAGAAACTTCTTTAGCATCAGGTTTAATTGATTCACCATCTACTAATACTTCAACGGGATATATTTTAGCATCATTCCCATACCAATAATTCATTTTATATCCACCTTCTTTAGTTAACTCAACAATTAATCCTCTATCATAATCTTCACTTTCAGCTTGTAAATATATTTTTTTACCCCTTGGTAAAACTAAAGATGTCTTTTCTAAAATATCTTCATTTACTTTTTGTTTTTTCATTCTTTCTGTTTTCTTCTTAGAGGCTTCTTTACGTTTTTTAATATATTCAAAAGCAGAACGTAACTTAGCTTTCTTTTGAGGGTCTTTAGTTCTACTTAAAGCAGCTCTTACTCTTTGATGTATTAAATTAATAATTTGAGATTGACGAGCATGAGATTTAGATTTAAATGAAGTTTTATTTAAAGTATTTATTATATCTTGTCTTGTAGAAAACTTAACTTTAACAGTGTCTGATGGGTCTTCATCTGTGTATAAACGTCTTTTTGATCCTTTGGGTTTTTTTCCTGTGCCTTTTTTAGGGTCAGCTTCATTTATTATTTCATATAAAAATGAAGTAGGAATTAATGATGATTTTAATGCAGGTATTCTAGATAAAAGTAAATAAATAAACCCACCTGGTAAGATAGAAGCTGCTGTAAATCCAGCTAATTTTAAAGTATTTTTTAATTGATTGCCAATTTCAATTTTTTCACTTTTAGTTAAAGTTTCACCAGTTCTTACAGCATGGGCTAATTTCCCAAATGCCTTTTGTATATCTTTACTTTGAGTTTTTAATTTTTCAATAAAATTATCAAATTTACCTTTTAAATCTTTAAAATAGTCTTCTATTTTTCCTTCATCTAATGGTTGAGATGATAAAATGTTCCAAATTTCATCTTGATTAACATTATTAGGCAGAAAACTATTAAAAGCTTCTTTATTATTATTTATTAATGCTTTACGAGCATTAGTTCCACTCATACCTCCGTCAGGAGTAATAATAGTTTTTAAATTAAGATTAGGATACTTATTTATAGATATAGATCTTGATGATATATCTTGTAAATCATCTTCTCTACCTTCTCTAGATCCTATAATCCAATATAAAGAATCTTCAGGATTATCTTTAGCATATCTATAAATATCTCCAATTGGAGAAACAGATTTTTCTATTCTAACTGGTTTGTCAAGTAATTGTTTATAATATTCATCCCAAATTTTAAATGATTGATCTTGAGTAATACCATCTCTTACTTTACTACCAACAAAAATTATAATATTATCTATTTCAGGGTTGTTTTTTATAGCTTTTTGAAGAACTTCTAAATGTCCTGCTGTTGGTGGTTTAAAACCACCTCCAAATAAAGCAGTAACTTCTTTACCTCCTATACTTTCGGGTAAAAAATCTTTAATAAGTGATTTAGTTAAGGAATCCATCTATTTTACTCTTGATTTGGTTTTGAGGGGTAAATTCTGGTAGGGATGAAAGTAGTTGTTTTATAGAATTTTCTAATTCTTTTTGTTCTTTAGCTTTTTGCAATTTTTCTTCATCACTATATTCTCTAGCTGCCGTTACTTGGTCAAAATATTTTTTTATTTCTTGTTCATTGTAAGTTTTATCAGCACCTTCGGGATCATTATTTACTAATATAAAATTATTTCCAAACATATTATTAAAAACATCAACATTTTTATTTACTTTTTCCCAAGTACGAACTATAATTGAAGGTCGAAGTGATCTATCTCCTGCTTCTCCTCTAGATCTATTACGTTCTAAAGATACAAGTGGTGAAACATATATCATTACCATCATTGTATTATACCCTAAATCTTCTAATTGTGTTTTCTTTTTTAATATAGGATTTGATGCACCACCAGTACCATCGATTATAATACTTTCTCCTTCTTTTTGAGCAGATTGAAGTTTAGCTGTTGTTTCTTTACGAGCTCTACTCATTAATTTAGATGATTGAGATAATTCATCTGAAGTAAAGGTTGATTGGGGTTTATCTAATCCTGCCTGTTTAAGTAACTCTTCATATGTATCATCTACATTAATTACTTTTAAGTTAGGAATATTATTTTTAATAAAGGTTGATTTACCACTTCCTGCGGGGCCTGCTAAAAAGATAGCTTTAGGACCATTTTGGATTTCTTTTAATAATTTTATTAGGCTTATCATACTTATACATATTATAATTTTCTTTTAGCATTTGTTCTAAATTCTGTAAAGATAGGAGAATGTCTAGGATTTTCTAAATCAAATAGTTTTTTAACTGTTAAAAATATATCAATATTTTCTTCTTGAGTACGTTTAGATTCATACATTTCCCAACCTTTACCTTGTATTTTACCTTCAGCAGGTTTACGTTTTGAAGATTTTAACCATAAAACTCCATATCGTTGTGGTTTTTTACCAAAACATTCTTCATAGCATTTTCCATAAGCTGCTGTTTGTAAATCATAAGTTGTTTGTAAATGGTTAGAAGTTTTAAAATCTATAACCCACATTTCACCTTCAATTTCACACACCATATCACAAGTACCTGCTACTTTTAATTCATCTGAAAATAGGTGAACTTCTGTTTCAATTAAAGTTGGATTATATTTTTCCCAAAAATCTACAAATCTTAAAAACATTTGCCATACATCTGGGTTAAATTGTGGGTGGTCATTTTTATCTAGAAAATTAAGTTCTTTACCATTTAGATAATCTTCACACATTTCATGAACTTGGGTTCCTTCTTCTGATGCTTTTTTAACAATCCAATCTGCAGAATATCCTACTTTTTTTAACCAATCTTGGAAAAATTTACCTTTTGGGTAATAACTTAAAACATATGTTATTGAAGGATAATATTTACCATTTCTTCTATAATACCTAGAATCAGGAAGAGTAATTTGTTTAGCATCTTCTGAAATTTCTAAAATTCGATTGTAGGATTTTTTTATATTCCTTTTTTTCATATTATTGATAATTTTTTCTCCATTAAAGTATATTGTGTGAGAGGAGAAACTGTTTGGATTAATTGGGTGAATTTTTTAAAACCTAACTCACTAGGATCTTTTCCTTGTAATTCAACAAAATAAACTTCTTTTCCAACATTTAAAAGTTGTTCACAAAATTTTAAAGCTTGTTGGATTGCATCATTATCTAAAGCTATGTATATTTTTTCTACTTTAGATTCAACTATCTTTTTCATTAAAGAAGGTTGAATATTTTTACCAAATAATGGTATAACGTTACGTTTTATAGCCATAGCATCAAATGGTCCTTCGCATAATATAATGGGTAAATCCCAATTAATAAATAATTCAAACGGTATAATATCGCGTGAAGCATCAGGATTACGGTATTTTATGTAAGGATCTTTTTCAAATGATCTTGCGGTAAAATAATTTAATTTACCATTATTATCATATGAAGGTATAATAACCATTTTAGAATATCGTCCATATTCACAATACCCTATATTATATTTTAAAATATCTTTTATTGTTATATTTCTTTTTTTTAAATAAAAATAAGCATGTTTTGCTATAATATCTTTATTATTAGAAAAAGATTTAAATTCTTTTGGTAATTCTAACTGTTCTACTTTAATAGTAAAATCCTCATTACTAGATATATTCTTTACTAGTTTACTTAATTCTTGAAAAAATTCGGAAGAGGTTTTTAATTGTTTAAATAAACTTCTTATAGTTTTTCCTTTTTTACCACATACCCAACATTGCCAAAGATTAATTCCTTTTTTATTTTCTGTAAAATTAACTTCCAGTTTGGGTTTATGATGGTGGCAAAAAGGACAAGTATAGGCTTGGTTGCCTCTTGCAGTGCGTTTTCCTCGACCTAAAACTTTATTTACTAGATTAACCAGCAACTCATTTACCATATAAATAATATATGTAAAGAATTTTAAATTTCAAAGTCTCTTCTAAAAAACTTACCTAAAATATTATCATTAAAATACATTTCAGGTTCTTCTAATACTCTATAAATAAATAAAAATTGTGTTTCGTAATAAGTTAATAGCTTTTTTGTTGGTGCTAATATTAAAATATCTTTAGTAAAATTAGATTTTGGTTCATCTTTTAAAACTTCTAATAGTGATTTACTAGACCCCCAATAATTATCCCAATTAGATTCTTTAATTGCTAATTTGTAAGCAGGTCTTCTACCAACAACCCCTTTATATTGAGCTAATTCTTTTTTGCCTAATTTTATTTTTCTTTGGTGGTAAAGAATCTTTTTACCTATATAAGATTTATTAGAAGGCGTATGAGTGATTTTATAAACAAACCCATATGTGTTGTCTGGGAATTGAGAGATATTCTCAATTGTTTCTTTATTATATATCCATTTCATGATTTTATAAGTCTAAGTTAACAAGGATAGAAGTATCTGTAACTTGTGATATTGGGAGTGGTTGAGCTAATTTTCCAACAGCAATCAATTGTTTAGCATTATTATACATTCCTACTGTAGTAATATATGGAGAAAAATATGAACCTGTAGCAAAATCATACACAGTACTATTTAAAGAACTACCTGATATAATAGAGGGGTTTTGGGTGAAATTAAATTCATTTTGTAATAATGTACATTTATATTGTGATTCATATATTGTAGTAGTACTTTCAAAAGAACAAGTAAAATTTGAAGATGTAATAAAACTATTAATAAAAGTAGTATCATCAGCATCATATATAGCTGTACCATATGTTACAAACCCATATCCATTGTTATTACCAGGGAGAGGAGGGATACCATCATTAGTTAAAATAATTATTCCATGTTCATATATTACATCTCCTACTTTTTCAGAACCAGAAAGCATATTTCCTAATCCATCATCTTTTGCTATAAAATTTTGACTTTGTAAAGTTAAAGAATTTAATTTAATATGTTCTCCATATAAATTAGAAGGAATAGAAACTATACCTATAATTTCATTAGAACCTGTTGGGAAATATCTATTAGGTTGTAATGTTGTTGATAAGTAATTATAATAGTTTGGTGTATAAGCAGGACCTGTTATTGTTCCATCATTATTAAATGAAGCAGTATTTACAGGAGAACCATTTTTATTGTTTATATAGTTAGAATAATATAATTCTTTTATAGAATCATATAATAACTTTTTATCTTGAATTGTAATAAATCCTGTTGGGTTTGAACCAGGAATAAACAATGAAGAAGTTATATTTTGACCTATATATCTATCTATTGAAACATTAGATCCTGTTAACTCATTTCCTTTGAAAGAAAAAGATTTATTTACTTCAAATGGAGTAACAATTATATCGGATGTTGTAAAGGGTTTGTAAACACTCATTCATCTTAAAAATCTAATTTTACTCTAACTAGAGCTTCTTTTGTAAAGTCTTTTAATAAAGGTTTGGATAGCTTAGCTACAGCTACTAATTCATTAGTATTATTATACATTCCTATGGTAGTTGCATATACTTGAGGATGGTTTATAAATTCATTAAATATTACTTCTCCTGTTGATCCTGATATAAAGGAAGGATTTTCAGAATAGTTAAATTCACTGTTTCTTGCTCTAATGAATATATAATCTGAAGTTATAGTTTCTTCAGAGTTAATTTGCATTGAAGATCCTTTCTCTATAGCATTAAATAATGTTAAAGGATTATTATCATTACTATTAGAAGATCTAGCAGCATCAACATGAATTGATTGAGATATAGCTTGTGGATTTAATATGATAGTTCCTAATTCAGGAAATACTAAACCATAAGAACCAGAATTAGCTACATACCCACTTTCTGATAAAGTACCTGCAGTACCATTTGATCCTGAAATTAGTTGATAAAATTTTGAGGTTCCTAAAAATCTATTTATGGGGTTATCTTTTGAATCATCAGTTAAATTAATTGCACCATTTGATCCTGAAAGTTTTAAATTTAAAGAACCAGCAAATAGTTGTTCTTTATACCTAGCCCTATCAAAATTAATTACCCAAAAATTTTCTGCTGTAAGAACATTATTACTAGATCCAAATATAAAATTAGAATTTTCATCTTCTAATATCATTGTTCTATATTGACCAAAAGTAGTAAGAGAAGGAGATTTTTGTGGGACTATAGTATTATATAGAACACTTCCACTTCCTTTAATATCTCCATAAGCTATTTCAAATTGAGTTTGTGATGTAGCTAAAGCAGAAGAAGTTTGATAAACAGATAAATAATATTTTCCTGAAGATCCTGCTAATTGTACTGAAGATGTGTGGAATTGGGTTAATGTAGGGGTTCCAGTTGACCATAAAGTAGAAGTGATTGAATCACTACTTACTACAAAATCTTCAGGTTCTAAGTTTTTTAATGACATTATTTTAAAATATTTTTATGTATTTATTTTTGTTATAGTTACAGGAAGTGTTAATCTAGCACCACTATCTATACCTACAAATACTATAGTTGCTGATAGAGTTGAATTAGCACCAAATAAGGTATTTACAGTAGTAGCTCTTAAATTAAATTGTGAACCTATTACTGTAGTTGAAACATTAGTTCCTAAAGTAGTAGTGCTAACACTATTGTTTGCTGTTGAAGCGGCGTCAGAATCAATTCCAATTCCTGTAAATGTAGACATTAATCTAACATCTGAAATAGTAGCTGTGTATCCACTTGTTTCAAATGCTGTTGCATTTCCTAAGAAATTTAATGTTTGAGGTGAAATTGCAAGTGATGATCCTTGTTTTAATGTAATTGAAGAATAGCCTAAATCAAGTACAGGTAGTTTAGCTGTTCCTCTAGGTAAAGTAGCTAATTTATATTTCATGATTTGGGTTTCAATTGGAAATGCTTCAAGTAAAGGCATACCATCAATTGCTTCACCATAAAATGTTGACCCTGATGGGTGGGTTGGATTATATAAGGTGTAGTCTATTTCATCATCTGAAAGAGCAAACTGTGTAATTTGAAAAGAACCATCATTTTTTGCTAGTAATTCTCTTCCTTTTTTTGTTAATATAGCGTCAACTGTTATGACTTGGTTATTTAAATATCCCATTTTATATTTTAATTATTATTGTAATATACTAATAAATATTATGAAAGCAAGTTTTTTTCAGTAAGAATTGTAATATATTCATCTATACTTTTATTTAGTTTAGCAACTGAATATTCAGGGGTTAAGATAAATGGGCCTGTTGAGTCAGTAGGTTTAAATCCTTCTATAATAATACTTGAAGCATCATCAACATATCTTCTAATAAGAAAATGATCTAAATTAAAGTTTGCTACACTTGCACTTATAGGTAAATTTTTATCAAAATGGACTTCAATTGATCCTGTTTGTGATAATCTATCACCTCCACTTTCATTAGGTCCATAAGCTCTTTTTACCATATATACATTTTTTTCTTCTCCTTCAAATCTAAATTCATCTCCTGTTTTAATAGACCATGGTAATACTATAGTATTAAATCCTGAGCTAGTTATGTTTGTTTGTTTAACATTAGGATCACCATATAATGCACCTAATGATCCAGAAACAGAGTTTGAAGACGTTATAACAGAAGGATTAGTAGATTTATTAAAATAACCCCATATATTGTTATTTCCTATTGTAATAGGTATAGTAGGGAGAGGGGTTTGAGTAAAACTATAACTACCACCATCTATTATCATATCTTTAGGATCTAATGAACTTAAATTAATACTATCTAGTTTAAATTCAATAGATATTTCATCTCCTACAACTAAATTTTGTGGTTGAATTGAAAAATTAATTGAAGTATTTTGAAAAGAAAAGGGAAGTGAAGCAACAGTTCCACCTTGACCTTGATCTTGAAGATCTTGTGTAAAAGTTTCTTGATGAAGACCTATAGTATCATCGTTTTTCTTTAAAATTATACCTACTTGAAATGAACTTATACCAATATCTAGTTGGTTTACTCTTTTAGTAAAAGAAAGATTATTAATTTTTAGATTTAATATAACATTTTCATCTAAAACTCCTGAAGAAATGTTATAATGATTATAACTATTTCCTGAGTTGGGAAATGTACTACTTCCTATAAGAGAAGAATTAAATGGGCCTGATGATAGTCTTAGCCTATCTCGTTCTTGATAATTTGGACTACCGAGTATACTACCATTATTTTGGTAGTTAGCAGTTGCACTTCCTGAAGTTAATTCTATATCTTCTAGAAGAATAGATGAAGTCCATAAAACATTAGGTACTTTTCCTATTTGAGTATATAAAACAGGTTCAATTCTTGATCCTCCTCTAATTATGTTTCTAAAAGGTGTTGAAATACCACTCCCAATAGTTTTAGAGTTAAGTTCAACTCTTTCTCCTGTTTGAAATGTTCCTTGCACATCTTCAAGAGAATTTTCAGAAGTGTCGGGAATTTTAATATCTCCATTTTCATCAATTAAATATATAATATGTGCAGAAGAGGCATTCATTCTTTCAGGTGGCCACCCTCCTATAAAATCACAGTAGGCAACCATTCTTTTTAAACTTTCTACTGTAGGAGATTTACCATATGTTCCAATATCTCCTTTTGTAAAAGTATTTAATTTTTGAGAAGTTGATTTAGAACCTTCATAACGAGGTAAAATATGTCTTAATGTAGAATAATTAGATATTTGGACTTCTGCTCTAAGTGCACTCCCGCTTATTAATAATTCAAAATTTGTAGGTTCTGTTATGCCAGAAGAATAATCTACATCCATAAATAAATTATGTCTTCTATTTATATCTACGTTGTTAAATAAAGGTTGACAATCAATATCTTTAAAGAAATTATTTAAACCAAAATAAGGTTCAGGTATAGTTTCTATATTAGGACCACTAGCAATTGAAGATGAAATTATAAATTTAGAATCCCCATGAAAAACATAACCCTTTAAAGGTTCACCAGTAGGATCATTTTTTAAGATTGAAATATAATATTTAGTATCTGGGGTTGATCCAGAGATTGAAAGTGTTACACCAGTATTCCAATGAATATCAAAAGATTGAGTTGCAGTTGAGGCAGGGGTCCAACTTTGAGCAGCTAAAGGAACTTGTGAACCATCACTTTCAACACCAACTAATGCAATAGAATGTTGATCACTACTTGCAGTCATAGCTGAAATTGAGCCTGTAGCACGAAAATTAATTAATTTTTGTGGATATGTTTGAATATTATATTGATTTAGTAATGAAGCAGTATACCCAGAGCGAGGGATTCTTTCCCAAAAATTTAAACTATCTTTTTCAATTACAACATCAACATAATCACCATTAGGAATCCCTTCAGATGGTACTGTAGGTCTAGAGACTAAAGATCCTGTAAAATCATATTCTATATCTGCTCTATCTACCCATTCAACATTTGTATAAGGAACACTATATAAAAAGAATGTTGGTTTTTCAGTTATAGAAATAACATTATAAGTAATATTACCAGTACTAAATGGTATAGTAATTTCTGTTAAAGATTGAAGAGTATTAGTTTGATTTATTCCATCCTTATCTTTTTTAGCTATTTTTATATATCTAATTCCTTCTTGAGGCATAATTTAAGTTTTATTATCTTTCTATATATTCTGATTGTCCATCATTTGGTGCAGATCCTCCTACTCCTGGGCTAGGAGCAAAATCATCAATAGGTTCTATTGGAAGAAGAGGTACATTTATATTATTATTATCTTGATACCACATTGAAATATAACCATCTGTAGGTTTATTTTCTTCTTTACTCCATTCATTAAATAACCAATCACTTCCACTGTATATCCTTACACCATAATTTACACCCTTAGGGTTAATTTTTTTAAACTTATCACAATGAGTATTTAGATCTTGGGTTGAAACAACTATTCCCGATCCACTAAATTCACCATTATAAAATTCATACTGTTGATCTCGAACCGTATCTAATGAACCTGTAAGATATTGAAATGATTCTGACCAACTTTGTGTTAAATTAAAGTTGTTGGTAGGACCTAATCCTAATGTCCCTAAAGGAGAAGTATTTAGTCCATTGTATCTTTCAAATGATCCACCAGTTCCTCCAATAGTATTAACTATTCTATTTTCTTCATAGTTATCCCATTGAGGTTTTAAAGTACCTGAGTATTGTAAGTGTTGATAGGATAATTGGGTTTGTGGATATTTATTTCTTTCAAGTAAATGTTGTTTTATAACTATACCTGAGGCAAGACTTGTACGTGCGGGTACAAAATCTTTAATCATTTTAAATAAAGAATTATCAAAAAACTTTATTAAACGTATAAAATCCTTTAAATTATAATTTTTAGTATACTTTTCAAAATAATCGTCTCTTAAATTATCTAAATCAGGGTATGTTAAAGCAGAAGATGATCTTTGTCTTGGGTCACCAATATATTCTCCTATATTAAAATAACCTATTTGATCCATTATATCCTCATTTATTTCATTTGTAGGTGAAAATGCTACTTCTAAATAATTTATACCAGGGGTATAACTTTGGGATATGTTTGTCATTTGAGATAATGAAGAAAATGGTGATAAAGTATTACCTTCAGGTATTACATTATTTTCAATTCTAATTTTATCTTTAATTATATTACGTAAACCAGCTATTGGTTGATCAGCAAAAAATGTTTCTACATTAGATACAAATGTTGGGGTTGAGTTATAATAAAAACTATTATTCCCACTTCCAAATGAAGAAGTAGGTATCCATGATCCTGTAACTTTAGGGTGAATTGAAATAGATTCTGTGTAAAGTTCTCCTCCTAAAGATGCTCTAAATGCTAATTCATTAGGTGAACTATTTATAGTATTACCCTCAATTGAATGAGGATTCATTACATAGTCTTTAAATACACTTTCACTAATAGGAACAGCATAATATCTAATTTCTTGTAAAGATCCTGAAAATGGTTTATAAAGGTTAGATCCTAAAGTACTACTAGAAGCAAAAGTAGATATCCCACTATCTGTCCATTCTGAATCACTTCCTGCTTTTGTTGAGGAAGAAATAAATCCTATTTGGGTTCCATTATTACCTTCTTCATATATTTTATTAGCTGATGTTAAAGTAAAAACACTACTATTTCTATTAACCATTACAGACCACCATCCTCCATCAAAGAAAGGTAAATATACACTACAAGATACACTAGGTTGTGAATTAAAGTCTGGGTATAAATCTAAATGAGCATATTGGTAGTAGGGGTCTTTAATTGAACCAGAATAAGAAGCACTTGTATAAGCAGATCCTGTATATCTTAATACTAAATGAGTACCACTATCAGGGAATAAAACTGATTTTTTCCATAAACTTTGAGAATAAGGAATATTTGAAGTAGGAAGCCCATTAGTTTTAAATCTAAAAATTACAGAACTAGGAACATCTTCATCCCCTGAAAATTTATTATTAATACCCCAAGAAGAAGTAATAAAATTATTTCCTTCTGTTTTAAAGGCATAATTAAATTCTCTTTGCCAATGATCCCAATCATTTACATTAATCTTATCTTTGCCCCCATACTCATTTATCCTTAATATTGTATCAGGAACACCATAAGAAGTTATAAGAGCACGCAAACCAGGTATAGTTCCTTTTGTTTTGAGTAAACGGGGTATGTTATGATAAATTCGTTTATATAACGATTTATTTACATCATCTAACGGCATACTATCATTAGAAGCAGACACTAAGGTATCAACATATTCAAATCCTGGTAGGGTGGGTAAAGATCCTGTTATATTTGGAAATGGGAATAAACTACCATTAGGTGTTAAACCTAAAAATGCTGTGTATAGATCATTATTTGAAAAATTATTTTGATAAATTTTTAATCCAAATTCTTTAATAGCATCAGCAACTATATCTTTTGAAATACCAAAATTTAATCTATTATCAGCATTATATTTTTCAGAAACATCTCTATAATAAATCCATATATTATCATAATGTTGAGCAACCATATCAACAAATAATTTATAGGGATCATTTGTTGGGTCATTTCTTAAATATTCAGGTATAGCATAAAATAAACCATTTTGATTTTGTTCGTCAAATAGTGATGCAGATAAAATCTGCCCACCATATAAAGAACTATCGTAATTAATACTTCCTAACCATGTTAAAACTTTATTACTATCTGATTTAGCTAAAAGATAAGGCTTTTTAGATGTAGATTTTGGATATGAGTAAGAACCACTTTCGTAATATAAAAATTTATCATACCCATCAAAATTATTTATAATATTATCTATTTTAGATTGAAATGAAGCTTTACTACCACTTAATGTGGAAATTGAACTTACAGTATTATCTAAAGAAGAAATTGAAGATGAGTATTGTTCAATTAAGCCTACTTTATAATAAAAATTTTCTAATCTTGTTTGGGCTGAGCTAAAATGGATAAAATTAGAATAAGTATTATAGTCTATATTTATTCTTAATTCTTTTTCATTTAATAAACTTTGGATTTGATTAGAAGAACTTGATACTTTAGTTTTAATTAAATCAGAATAACTTAAATTTTCAGTTGAATTATTAACTCTGTTTTTAATATCTAAATTAAAATTAGGCCCTTTAAGTTTTGGAAAAGAAGGTTGTGATGAGACTATTTCATCATCAAAAGAAACTTTATAAGATTGTGGAGCATCAAATTCTGTTACAATCCATAATGAGTCATTTATTTCATATTCTAAAGGAAGAGGAGTATTAAGTTTTATTAATGCTGTTGGTTTATCAGGATTATTATCATCAAAAGCTATATTAATACCTAATAAAATTTTATAATTACCAAAATTTAAATAAAAATCTACAAAATCATTAGATTCTTCTCTTTTATTTATAAAAGTATTTATTTGATTAATAAAATCAACTATATTTATTCCTGCTGATCCTAATTTTAATTCTGTTCTGTCAGAAGAAATTTGATTTATAAAAAGTTTTGAATTTGAGCTTCCTATTTCACGATTATAAAATTTATAACATGTTATATATTCTCCAGCAGTATAATTACCAGTAACAGGACCTATATCTCCAGCGTTAATAGGTGAACCATCTACTGGGGTAGGATTAATTAAATCATTTTCAGGGTTAATTGTTATTTTACTAATTTTCCCATCTAAAGAAGCTTTACCATCATTTGTAATTGTAAATCCTCTATAATTTAAATTAGATTCTAATACATTATAACTATTATTTAATATATGAAGCTCAATATAACTATTTGTAGTAAAATTTGAAGGTTCAAATAAAGCAAATTCTTCACTAATTCCTAAAAGTTGGGATTGCTTATCAGTATATTTTGCTGAAATATTAGAAGGTATAGATATTTGTGTAACTTTAGCCATTATTAACTATCTTGTGTTGGTGGAGGAGGGAGATTAATTAATTCTTTTTGTGTATCTAATAATTCTGTTCTTAGATTAGCAATTTCATTTTGTAATGCTTCTATAATTTCATTATTTTTATTAAACCCAATATACTCACTACTTTTTTTTATTAAAAATTCATGAGAATTAACAACCCCTTCTTCAGGAATATCATAAAACATATCATTATACATTTCAAAAAAATCACTTATTGTTGGTTGTTCTTCAACTGTTTCATTAGTAGACTGGATACCAAATTCTTTAAAAGAAGTATCTATAAGATTTTCAAATGAGGTTTTTGATTTTACTTGTTTTCTAAAGTTTATTTCTTCACTCATCCATTAATAATTTTAAAATAATAATCATCATCTAGTATTAATGTAGAACCATTTATTAAAGTTTTTATTAATATTTTATAATACCTTTCAGGTTCTAATCCACTCATATAAACATCAAAATAGTTTCCTCTTTCATCTGAACTAATTTGGGTATATTGATCATCGAAGTTAATAACATATTCATTAGTATCCAAGTCTTTTATTGCATAATAGGAAGAGGTTGGAAGATAATTTTTATTAGTAAACAAAGAACTAGTTTGATATGTTCTTGTAGGATATAAAGGACTTACATTTATATAAAATCTATTTATGCTACTAGGAAAAAATGCTTCAGGATTATCTTCTATTGAAAGCTTTAATTGAGAAGTTGTAACAAGGGAAGCTGTTGAGGGAGAATATAAAGAATAATCTCTCCATCTAAATTCAAGTTGGGGAGGGTAGATTGTATTAGTATCAACACTGTAATATCTTAACATAGGTTGAACACTGCTAGTAGGGAAAAATTCAAAACTACTACTTAATCTAGTTATAAACCCATAATTTGGAATAGAACCACTATACCATAAATTTGTTATAGATTTTACATTTAATTCTAAGTCTTTTTCAGATCTTAAACCAAAAGACTCTGTTACTTCTGGGATTAGTAAAGAAGAAGTAAACCAATTACCTCCCCCTAAATTAGAATATGATGGGTTAAATGAACCTGTGTAACCATACCCACTAACATTTCCACCCATACTCCAATTTCCAGATCCTGAAAAGAGTCTCCAACCCCAAGAACACCCATCTTCAGTTGCAGGAATATCTTCAAAATATCCTGTTCCATTATTCCATGATTGAGCTATGGGATTAACAAATAGTTTTATGTTTTCATTTATTCCTGTAGCATTAGCTATATAATTTCTAAAGAAAACGTCAAAACTGCTACTAATTATTTTATTATCAATAACATCTTTAATTTCATTAGTGTCAAATTCTATTAAATATCTAGCTACCTTAGGAGTGTTAGAAATAGAATCTATTATATTACTAACTTCTAATATAGCATCAATACCAGTATTAGCAGAAGGGATTTTAGAGTAAAGAGTTGCATCTTTAGTAGGAAATATTTTATAAACAGCCATTTATAATATTTTATTATAAATATAATACTATAAAGGAACTACTCTACCTTTAATATCTTCATTAGGATATCTAAGTTCAAATACACTAGGATCTAAAGAAGGATAAATTACTTGATTTTGAGTAGCAGCATCTATATCATAAGCAAAACTAGAATAGTTTCCTCCTACTTTATTAGAAAGTATAACATTTTTTACGGTTTGTACTCCTTTTACTTTATCTAATAAAATAAAAACGTCTTTGATTAAAATAGGTTGGTTAAATTGAAAATTTTGAATATTAAAGTAACCTATTAATTCATTTATACAACTTATTAATACTTCACTATTATTATGATTAGGACTAACTATTATTTCAAAATCTATCCCAAAATTAACTATATATCCATCTTTTATTTCAATACTATCTCCAATCATCCTATACTCAGATAAATAAGTTCTTAAATTATTTTTTAAAGTTGATGAAGCATAATTTAAATTTCCTTGAGAATCTTGAGATAAAACATATAAACATAAAGTTTCAATTGTAGAAATTTGGTTATCTGTTAATTTAGGTTTTTCAATATATGCTTTAGTAATTGATCCAAAATCTGAAGGCATACTTAAAGCTCTTATCAAATAATCATTAGGGGTAACAGAACGATGTTGTGAAAAAGAAGCTGCCATTGTATTTTGTTTAATTTCTTCTAAAGTATCCCCATCACCACCACCTGTTGCTGGGACTGGATTGTTAATACTAAGAGAATCTATAACATAATTAGCAGTTGTTGAGTTTAAAGAATTAAAATTTGAAAATCTTGCTGTTACAGTTGATAAATTAGTAATTGAGTTTGCCGTTACATTTGAACTAAGTCCCCCCCCAGTTAAGTATCTTACAGTTAAAGTAGTATTTGTAGGAGAAATACCATAAGTATTAGTAAATAAAAAATTAGTTGGGGAATAAGCTACTGAAAGTTTGTCTTTTTTAAATGGGAGCCCAATTCCAACATTATTAGGGTTAGGAATAATTTCTTCTACTATATCATTTGGAGATCCTGCTCCAAATTGAATTTGAAGATTATTTAAAGAAGTAAATCTAGTAGCAAATCTATAAGGTGCTTTTTTTAATTTTAATAAATAAGGAACATCTTTTCCACTATTAGGGTCATTAATATTAGTATTTTTAATTGAATTAAAAACTGTTTCTTGTCCTAAACAATCTACTTCTTCCCAAATATTACCCTCTGAATCAGTTATGTCTAATATTTTTATAATATTAGATTCATTTATACTAACAGTTTGAAAAGGAGATGGGTCTCCAAAACTAAATTCTTGAGATTGAATAGTTGAAGATATTAATTTTCGTGTTTTTTTTAATAAATAGTATAGTGGGATTCCATTAGAAGTTTGATATACAGTAGTTATTGTTGGATCTTGAGAACTAGAAACTGAAAAATCTACTAGATCTTCCATTATAAATCCAACATTATCTATAGTTGAAAATGTAGAGTTTTCTGGGATTTTAATAGAATAGTCAAAATCAGGAAAATAATTACCACTTATATTTTTTGAAGGTACTTGTTGAAAAATTTCAATTTCTGTTTGAGCTGTTGAAACAACTTTTGGTTTATACCCAAACATATAGGCTAATTCAAAAATATTATTTGCTTGTTGGGCATATTGAATAAAATTTTCTTGAAATTGATTATCAAGATAGTAACTTAAAACATCTCCAACATAAGCAGCTTGTTCAATAATTAACATCCCTGGAGAGGATGGGGAAAAGTCTTGATAAGTATTAGGGAAATATGTTTTAGTGTATTCTATTAAACGCGATCTAAAACTATTAAAGTCACGATTTAAATATTTTATATCTCTATTTATTTCAGCCATTTTTTAAATTTGTACAGTTATAGTAGAATTAATATTTGTATTAATAACAGAATAGTTAAGTTTTATTACTATTCTATTTGAGTCACTGTTATCAGCTAAAACATCTAAATTTAATATTTTTACAGTAGGAAAAAATGCTCCTAATTTTATGTTTATAAATGATTTTAAATCATTATATGTTGGTTCATTAGATTGTTCAAATAAATACATCCTTAATCCACCTCCAAATGAAGGATTTAATGGGATTTCACCTGGGTTTGTAAGAAAAAAATTTAAAAGATTGTTTTTTATAGCTTCTTGTGTTGTATATGTAGAAGTAAAAACTGAAGGATTATTAAATGGTATGTTTATTCCAAGTGCAACATTTGGATTTAAATCATTAGGATCAATATATTGTGGGTTAAATGCCATTTAAATTATTTATTTAGTAATCCCATTATTGTATCCATCCCTACAGACCCTTCTCCTAAATTCCCATTTATTGGATCTGCTCCTTGTGGGTTAAAAGAAGAAACATCTTTACTAGTCATACTTATAGCAGTTTCACCCATTATATCAGTATATTTTTGTTTAATATCCATAGTAGGTTCTGTATAAGAGGGTGGTGGTGGGGTAGAAGGAGTTATAGTAGGTTGAATTGATTCTCTTACAATTTGTGTTTTTGGAGCTTTTACAGCTTCCAGTAAAATATCCTTCAATTCATCTTGAATTGCTTCTTTTACTGCTTCTTTAATTAGTTTTTTAAGTATTTCGGTTTTCATATATGTTTATAAATATAGGGTTAATCTGCTTTTAAATTATTTGTTTGAATATAAAAGGATAACTCATCTATTAAAATTTGATCTATAGAACTATAAGAATATTCTCCTTTTAACATTACAATTCCTTGTTTATTTCGAGCTATTGCCCTTTTACGTTTTAATGTACTAGTTGTTTTTTCATTTTCCACGCCCATTTCAAATCCATTTACATTTGTTACTAAAGGGGAGGTTGGTGATTGTTCTTTAGTTAATTCTAACAGTTCTGCTCTTAAATCTGATTGTTCTGCTTCAGGGTAACAATCTTGAATTAATCCATCTAACATTTTTAGTAAATCAAGAACTAACACCAAATTTTGTCTTAATATAACTAAAATTGATAAAGTAGATGAGCTTATCTTTTTTGTTAACTCTAAAATCTTTTCTATTTTAGGTGTATTAATATTTTTTTGCTGGTTGATTATTCCTGTTGGATCAATAGGTGGTGGTATAGGGGTATTTTTAAGAAGTTTAACGGCTATATCAAGTGCAGTAATAACCCCTAGAGTAATTCCTGCTGCTTTTAAAGATGTTTCAACTATTTTTAAAATGTCATTTAATATTTTTACTAATTTGTTTTTTCGTTTTATAATTTCTTTTAATTTATTTTGATTAGGGCAAGACTTTAAATCATCTAGTTTTTCACCTAACATTTCAGTAGCTTTAGAAATACCAAATTCTGCTACTAAACCTATAACTACAGGAATTAAAGTTTTTTTAATGTTAATTATTTGAGAATTAAGTTGATCTTGTAAAAAATATTTCCAATCCTTTTTTTCTAATGACATAAATTCTATTTCAGGAATAGAAAGTTGTGATAATTTTAGTTTATCTAATTTAAGTTGTTGTTGAGTAGGGGTTAATTTAATTACCCCTAAATTCTCTTTATAAGTACCATCCCCCTTTTGAATTGGAATTGATTCTGTTTTATATCCTTCTTTTTTTATTTTAATATTACTAGGATTCCCAAACAGAGGAATCTTTGTAGGATCATTATTTAAAGAACTATTATCTAATTTAAATTTTCCTTCATTACTAGTATTAACGGTGGTTGGTGGAGAAGGAGAAGGAACAACAGGTGGTGAGGGTAGAGGTAAAGTAGGATTTACTTCTGTAATAGAAGGTGGTGTTGGTAGTTCGTTTATTTTCGATAATGTAATAGGTTGAAATCCAAAACTTGCTCTTTGAGAATTATACCCTATAATTAGTTCTTCAGCTAAAATAGAAATATCTGATGTGAGTGATTGGGCTCCTTCTATTGTTTTCCCTTTAATTATTCCAAACGATTCATCTATTGTTTCACCGTATTTAAGTAAAGCAGAATTTTTTGGGCCTACTCTTTTAAATGTTACAATAGAACCATCAGAATAAATATATGTTGGGTCGTTAGCCATAATTTAATTATGTTTTAATAAAATTTAAAATACTACCAGCAAACATCTTCAATTGAGATGCAGATAAAGGATTATTTGCATCCTTTAGTGCTTTTTTTCCTAATTTACTTAACTGTTCTTTTCCTTTACCTTCAAGTTCTTCTTGGGTTGGAACCCGTGGAGCAAGTTCATTAATTTTATTAACACCCGTATCTATTGGGGTTGCCGAGAGGACAGGTAAAGGATCAATCTTTACTTCTGTTCCAGGAACTGGTCTTCCAGTTTCGGCATCAATTATTTCACCTAACAAATTAGGAATATCTTTAGGAACTTCCCATAAATTAATTATTACTAAATTATTCAATTTTCCTTTTCCAACTACTCCCTGTTCTTGTAAATATTTATTTAATGCTTGAATTTCTCTAGCATTACTACTAACTTTACCATTATCTTTTCTTTGAACACCAAATATTATACACCCAGAAGAAGCGTTTTCACTCCCACCTTGATGAATAATAGCTCCATTAAAAGCCACACCATCACTACGATTTGCAAAATTTTCAGGAGCATCAACATCTTTACTAAAAATGTTAAACCCAAGAGGATCAGATAAAGAGCTTATTCTTAAAGCTTGACCATTATAGTAAGTTTTTGAAATATAATTACTTCCAGTTTTCCCTAAAACTATATTATATGCAGCAGGAGCTAAAGAGGATAATTTAGTTGGATCTTTAACAGTATCAGGGATTGATGTTACATCTTGTATTTTTTTATCTCTTACAGCATCTTCAACTGTAAAGCCTATTATATTATTTTTATACCACATAGTACCTGTGGTTCTTCCTCCTCCTACTGTTCTAACTTTACCATCAGATCCTTTAACTTTTGAGTAATTAGCAGTACCAGAAGATTCTCTTACAAGAATAATTTTATTAGATTTTTTAATTAATTTTTTTAAACTATTAGGCATTTCATTTAAAGGTATATAACTACCATTAAGTTGAAAAGATCCAAGTGAACTTGCTATTGGTGATAATTGGTTTACGTATGCCATATTATATAGTTTTTACAAAATTTGATTTAATATCATCAAGTTGCTCTAATACTTCTTGTAAATTTTGGGCCGCTAATTTTGCAGGTCCTTGTATAGCAGCATCAGGAACACCAACAACATTAGGTCCTGTAAATGCTTGAATAGTTTTTAAAGCAGTTGCTAAATTAGCAATTTCTTTAACAATTATTTTTAAATATTCTACTGTTAAATCACCTTTTAAAACTGATTCTTTAGCATCTTTTGATCCTAATCTAACATCAGTACTATCTATACAAATTTTTTCTTTAGCTTCTAAATAAACCCCATTATTAGAAGATAAACTAACAGATGAATTACCGCTAATTAAAACACTATCTGTTTTAGCATTTATTACAACTCTATTTGAATTTAAGGCTATTTGAGGTTTAGTGTAATTTGATGGTAATTGAGGTTTAGTCATGTATGAAATAAAATCTTCATTTGCTAAACTAAATGGGAGTTTTTGTGTAGATGTTAAATATATAGAAGATAAATCATCTTTAATATTTTCTGTGGTTGGGACCCATCCTGCTTCATCAACATTAGGAGATTGACCATTTCTTAAAATTATAATAGGATCACCATTATTTCCACTTTCAGACCAATTATTTTTTTTCTTACTATTAGATTTAGCAGTATGGCCTAATCTAATACTTTGTCCATATCTTCCTTCGATAATATTATCCCCCATAAAAGGCATTAAAGGATAAATATTAGATTTTTCAACAAATGTATTTTGAGATGGGTTTTGAGTACTGTTTAAATTTACAATTGGATCAGTAGAAACATTTAAATTGGAAGATTTTGAATATTTATTTGGAGTAGTTGTTTTTTTAAACAATTCAGAAAAAGGTAAAGAATTAGGATTAGCATTATGATGGGGGTGATTCCATATTCCTATAGGACTAAAATAAAAAGTTTTACTATCAATTGTTTTTGAATCATAATCAATATTTTTTGGAATAGAAATCAGTATAATTTGTTCATTTATTAAAGGAAACACTTTTAATTGAGAAAAAAGGGGAAATGATTTTGATAACCCAGATGATGATGTATTATCAATAGGTTCTGTAAAAATAGCTCCTATGTCAGTCCATGATTCATATTTAGGATGGTTTTCATCTAAAATAATATCTGTTACTCTAGCAGCTGTTAAGTTAAATGGGGAAGAAGTACTTCCACCTTCTCCAAGATTAAGATTACGATTATTTACTAGTGTATCTGTTCTATTACTTACTCCTGTTCTTAAAATAGCCATTAATCTTTTGGTTTAAATTTTTCTATTTCAGTTAAAAGTTGTTGTTTTTCTTCTTCTGTCATTCCAAATCCATCTTCTTCAGATTTATTAGATGCTAAGGTTCGTTGAACAATAGTAGCCATTTTTACTAATTGTTCATCATTTTTAATACCTAATTCCATATATTCTTTAATAAGAGGAACTACTAAAGTAGCATCCCCTAAATCATTAATTAGTGGTTTTAATTCACCTATTAAAGTTGAAATTTGGGTTTCTTTCTTTTTTTGATTATCATAAATTTCCTTAAGTATATCAGAAAATTTTTTCTTACCAAAAACATTTGAGTCTAAACTTCCCATATTGTTTTATTTATAAATATGAGAATATAAAAGAATTAGAAATTAGTATATCCGTTTTCTATATAGAATATATAGTGTTTTTTAAAAATTTTATATAAACTTCCAGCAATTTTAGTGATTTTTGGAGTTTTAACACCAGGAAGCATTTCATGTATATAAATGTATAAAGCTTTTTTATTGAATACATCTATTTGGTCTCTTTTTCTAAATAGCTCTAATATTGAATCTGCAATTTGTGCGTCAATATTTTTAGGGTATAAATCAAATATGTTTTCTGATATGTAATTTGTAAATTGGTCTATAAAATATGATAATCTTTCATCTGAAGATGGTTCATTTGAGTAAGAGTGGTTATCATCTTTTTCTAATTCACCAACAGGTACAGTACTGATTTTTTTCTTATAATTTTTTTCATTGTATAATATACACCATCTTTTTACAATAGTACCAAAATATGAAAAAGCTTTAGCAGGAGTAATTTTTTTAAGTTTTTCATGACATTTATCAGATACAATAATTGTATTAACAAACCCTTGGATGTCTTGAGTACTACATTTAAGTTCATTTTTAGGCATATAGTCTATAAAGCTACCACTATACTCTTCTAAAAATTCTTTTGTTATTATTTTTCTTATTTTATTATCTGCACTTTTTACTGGGTGGAAGAGATACATTTTATCTAATAAAAATACTTCAATTTCATGTTGAAGATGTTCTAAATTTTCTACTTCTGTATGGTAGAATTTAAATGTATGAATAATATTTTGGGTTAATTTAAAAAAAGGATAATGTATTTCCTTTTCATATACTTTACTTCTTTCATGAGGACAAGAAGTACTATTATATAACATAATAGCATTCTCTGTTTCTTTTGTAAAGTAGTTTTTACTTTTAGCTTTACGTGGAGCCATAAATTATTTTACTTTTTTCACAGTAAATTCGTTTAGAATTTCTTGGATTTTTAAAATTGATGAAAATATAACACCTACCTCATCATCGTTTTCAAATATTCTTTTATTGTCTACTTCTTTTAACTTTTTATTAGAAGCTTCAATTACCCTGGAGAATTTATCTAAATACTCCATATAACCTAAAAGTATATCTTCGGATTTTTCTTGTTTTTTCATTAAATTGTAAGTTGTCCATCCTAAAATGACAACTCCTACTGAAAGGGTGCAAACTGCTATTATTAAAGATATCATAAGTTTTCTAACATATTTTTTAAACCATCACTTTTTATCGAACCTAAAGCTTTTGTTTTAGTAGACATTTTCTTTGATGAATTAGGTGTTGTACCTAATGTATAATTTTCTTTTAGCTTATCCAAGGATCCTTGTTCTCCTTTTAATTTAGGTAACCATTCACGTTCAAATTCAATACGAGCTGCCATTAAATCTGCCTGATGTAAGATAAAAGGTAAACAAGTACGTGGTTTCTGTTCTGGCATATATGCTTTTAGGTATTTGGTATTAGCCTCATCATATAAACCATCATGAGTTTGAATAGCAAGCATTTCATTAAATGTATATTGAATACCATGAGATTGAAGCATAAATAAACCTCTATCAGGAACTGAAGCAAATGGTACTTTTTTATTAAACATATAATCCTCACCTAACTTATCACGTCTCCATTTATCTGTCTGGGGTATGTATGATTCATTATCTTCATCACCCATTTTACCTAAATCATGATTAATAGCAGAAAATACTAATTCTTCTTCTGTAAATGTATCTATATCAGCACCTTCTTCTTTCCATAATGTATATTGTTTTAATGCACACCGTACTACGCGATTAACATGTTCAACATATCCACCTGGGAATGAATTATGGTATTCTTTTTTATGGGCAGCAGGCATTAACATAATACGCTCCTCATATTTTTTGTAGAAACTTAACATTGTTTCTTTACGATTACTTGTAATATGAACTTCAATATTGTTAAGGAATATTGACCAATTATCTTGGATTTGTTTTGGGGTTAATTTCATAACTTTTATTTAAATTTTAATTTTCTCTTTCTATTATTGATTCTATGTCTTGTCTTAATTCAAGAATATCTTCTATAATTTTTTTTGCTCTATGAGTATCATTTTCACTAAGGGCTAAACGAGTCTGTTTAAGTTTACCTTCCAAAGTTTGCATGCGTCTCAATAATAACTCTTTATTTTTCATTTTTATTTTTATTTATTTAATTTTAATTTTAATTTTTAAATAATCAATAATATGATAAAGGTAATGAAAATATATTAGGAAACCTAGTATTTTTAAAGTAAGTTTAAAACAAATTTCTTTTTTAAATAATCTTGGATATTTTTTAAGAAAGCACATTTTTCATATTCTTCAACTTCCTCAAAATATTTAATAGACAGGATAAAACACTTAATTAAGTCGTTTTTTTCATAGTCTTTAACTTCAAAACCTTCTTTTTTTAAATAGTGTTTTAAACCATTTTCCCATTCTTCATCTTTTAAATCACATTCTTGTATCCAATAATATGCTCTAGTATACATCATGTAATCTCCAACTTCTTCTAAACCTAAATCTAAATCTTCAGAGGTGGATTTTTCAAAAAATTTTACTATTTGACTTCGAAATTGAATCCCATTAGATATCATTTTATAAAACATTCCAACTTTATATGTTGGTGTTAATTTAAATTCATCAATTTCTTTTTTATATGAATCTTTATTTAATTTATCGTCGTTTTTATCAAACCCAAATAAACTAAATATGTTGTCTAAGTCCATATTATATAATTGTATATACGATTAATTAGCTGATTTTAAATGTAAGATTTTAAGTTCCATTTCACTTATATCTTTTTCAATTTCTAAAATTCTTCCTGAAATTTCTTCATATTCTTTAATAGGGTTTGTGAAGTTTTCATTACTTGGGTGATATCTCCAAATATCATCTTTAATGTTATAGTATTCTATTGTAAGATTTTGTAAGTTTATTAACTTATCTTCCATTTCCTGAAGTTCCATTTCGTATATTTTATTATAAATATTATTCATTTGTAATTAAAATCTTGATTTTGCACTTGAACCCTTATACCATGGTAGACCTTCACGTCTTCTTAAGGCTTCTTTATATTCTGTTTCGGAGTGTTTAATACCATTTAAATAGTATTCACGTTTTCTATTATTTCCTTCTGGAATTAATGCTGGTCCTTCCCAATTATGTAGTTTTCCATCAAAAGTATACATAATAGTTCCATCAGAAGTAGTAATCTTTTTTGATTTAAAATTGTTTTTATCTCCTTTCATCTTTAAAAATTAGAGGGTTAATAAATCTTTTTCCAATAAATACCCCAGCTAAAAGAGGTAATACCCATAAATAGATATTGAATTGGATAATAATGTAAACATATGAAATACAAAACAATATTGATAAAAATATAATCAAAATATTGAATTTAAGGTTGGGATTTAACATAACTTTTATTTTTTAAATTTATACTATAATATACGAAATATTTTTTTAATATCCAAGGATTTTTAACTTGGTACATCTGTTGAATATGTAGGTCCACCTGTAAGGGTTCCATCATTACCACCTGTTCCACTATCAGTAGCAGTTGTTCCTGAACCTTCTTCAAATCTCCACCAAGAAAGTGGGCTTAAATCTGTTATATTGTTTGGTACTCCTGTTCCGTATATTGCAGTTACATCGCTTGCTGAAAGTTCTGAATTAAAGACTGCAACCTCATCTATAATTGTATCAGCAGGGTTAAGCGGCGCAGTTGACATTGCACCTATCAAAAAAGGCGCAGTGTTTTCTATGGTTGCAGATAAAGCTCCACCCGAAGCGGCATCAAGGTTGTTAACTACTCCATCAATATAAATTTTACCGCCATTTATTGTGCTTGAACCATCATAAGTAAAAACCAAATGATACCAATTTGAATCGGTTATTGTTCCAGTGCTTTTCCAAAGTAGCCTTTGGCTTGTAGTACTTGTGTCTGTCCTTAACATAATAACAATAGCGTTGCTGGTATTCAAATTAAAGAACATACCTCTGCGGTTTCCTGTTGGATTCATTTTACTAAGCACAATATGATTAGTCCCAAATGAATTTCTTTTTACCCATAAGCTATATGAAAAAGCATCTGTCCTTTCAAAGTTTAAATTTGAATTAGTACCACAGTTTATATAATCATCTGTACCATCAAATGATAATGAAAAAACATTAGGAAAAGCATTACCTGCAGCAGGTAACTCAAATGTGTTTAAAATTCCTTCTACTTTTTCTCCATTTCGTAGTGTTGCTTTTTCTCTTAGTTGCTTTCGTGTAATTACATTTACCCCCATAATTTAGTTCTAATTTCCATTTTTCCCCCGCTCCAAGTATTTTTAATCTATTATGGTACAATTGATATAAAGGAAGGACCATTTATTAGAGTTAAATTATGACTTCCTGCTGCATCAGTTATTGTTGTTCCTGTTCCACTATCACTATCTCCACATCTCCACCAGTTAGCTAATCCAGAATGTCCAGTTAAATCAGTTGGAGTACCTGAATTATAAATGTCTTCTATTTCACTTGTTGATAATTGTTTAGTAAATACTGCTACTTCATCTATATAACCATTTAACTCATTTCCGGTGTATCCTCCTCTCTTACCTATAGTAAAAGGAGTTGAAGGGCTTGATGGTAAACTTGCTGGAGATCCGTATCCAACACTTTGAATATATTTTGTTCCGTTAATATATACTAATGTTTCTTGTGCTGCAGTACTTGTTGCGTCGTTGTATGTTGTAACTATATGATACCATTCACCAGTATTAAGCGATAGTGATGTGTGTCTATAGCTTATGTTTGGTCCCCAATATACATCCACTCGAGTGTTAAAGGGACTCAACATCATAGCAAATACTCTAGAAGTTCCATCTGTTTGACTCCACTGACTAGCAACG